GTATTCACTCATTTTTATCTTCTAATCCATATTTTTCTTTAATTGCTCTTCTAATCAAATCAAGATATGTCAAAGTAATTTCCTCTTCAATAGAAAACACCCTGGCAAGTCTTTCCATTTCTTCTTTTCATTCTTTTGGTAACGCCATGTTTATCTGTGTATTCATTTTATCTCCTATTTACATATACAATATACTATCATATTACAATATGTCAAGCTCTTTTTAAATTATTTTACCAATTCATCCCCGCCGCAAGCGGACGGGGTTTTCTTGGCAGTCTCCTATAATAATATTATAACTTTTTTACTTTTTTCTGTCAATAAAAACCATTGCTTTTTAAAATTACAAACAATCCCTTTTTATTTTTTACATTACCATAAATATTATTATTAAAAGGATTTAAAAGAACAAAGTGAAAACTTTTTATCCTTAAAAGGCTTATTGTTTCTTCTAAGGTTGTATTACGAACTTCCCTTTTTGTTCTTTCTGAAAATGTTTTTTTTGCTTCTCCTAAACTTTCCTTAGTTACTTTTTCAACATAACTATCACATTGATAGTAAATAAACTTTCTTATATCAATAAGCCATTTTAATTTATTATTTAAATATGAAAAATATACTATAACAATTACTATTATATACCATATATAAAATTCACTCAATGATTACTCCTGTATATTTTCTTTAATAAAATTACGATATGCTTTCATATAAGGTTTTAATTTTCCTTCATATTCGTTTTGAATTGATTCTACGATATTAGCCTCCTCTTCTGAAAGCTTGCTAAAATCGATCCCAGCTATATGTTCAGAACTTTCATTAATAACCATTATATCATAATTATTATTGTAACCATTCTTTTTTGTGTAATTAAATTTCTTTCTCTTCATCTTCTATCTCCTTTATAAATTGTGCGTAAAACCACTATCCCTTTAGGGTAGTGGGTTATTGACTTTTTCCCGCGACCTTTTCCTATCCCTTATTTGACATATTTTCTGGCAAGAAGTCCCCTTCCTCAAAGCCGATAGGTTTAGGTGGGGTTATTGACGGTTACTCTTTAGTTATATATTTAATCCCAAAGAGAAAAAAGATATTTACCCATAAGCTCAATTCCTTTTTGTGCTCTTGCTTCATATTCCATTTCAAGTTTAACATTAAAATAAAACACTTCTCCTACAATAAAGGAGTCACATTTGTTTTCTTCTATTTCTGCATAAGGATCTTCCAAGCCCCAATTCTTGTAGAAGTTTTTATACTTCTTTTCATATTCTTTATGAAGGATGTATTCACAGGCAAAGATCATCTCATCTAAAACTTTTTCCCAAGCCTCTGGCCCACCACCAATCATATCACTGTTTTTAACATAATCTTCATATTGTTCTTTACTTTCAAATACCATATCATCTTCATAGTCACAGAACATAGAAGGATATCCTGTTCTTTTCATTTTCTTAAAAGCTTTAAGTTTTGGATAAATAAATTTAATTAGATAGTCATAAAGGTTCCACAATTCTTTATCAGAACTATGATGCTTCCTGAGAACCTTTTGAAACAAATATTTGATTTCATAACCAAAATCCCTTATGTGTCTAGGAATTCGACATAGCCAATGAGGGAGATGATTCCATGTCCAATTATTAATTTTTTCTAATGGTGTATCTTTCTCTTCATCAACTTCTTTTGTTGCGGTTGTTTCCATTTCTACTCCTTGTATATATTTTAAATACTTAAAATTATAAAAATTTCTACTTCCTAATATTGCAATTCTTGTCATAAATTTCTAGGCACAGGAAACCACGTGGGCTTGCCCCGTGGAGGAATGTGCCACCCTCCTTTCTGTTAATGTTGTAGTTCTTGCTTTCAATCTTACACAATCCTTCTTTACATTGACAGACGAACTAATCACTTTGCCATCCAAGCCTGATATAGCAAAAAATCCCGTACTACGTTTTCCTTTGATAAAGCCAGTTCCTTTAGGTGTTTTAATATGGTCAAATTTTCTCAAACCAAACAGCTTCCCTGTTGGTATCCTTTTTTCACTTCTACTGCCTTTAGTTTGTTGATAATCGCCCTTAGAAACGTGCTTTTTAAAGCAGACTGAGGATAATAGATTAACAATTTCACCTTCTGTACAACAGATAGCGACGGCATCGTAGTAATGTGTTTTTGGCAACTGCAAAATCTGCTCCCGCTTAAATTTTGTATCGTATCCGAAGCTTTCTTCAAAATCACCAAACTCTTTTTTCAATTGAGATTTAACTATCCCTATTTCAGTAGCATGTTTGGTTTTACTTCTTGTACCTTTAATTTCAAACTCGCCCCCGTGTAGTTTGTCGTGGCATGGCCCACACAATGTAATCAGATTACTTGAGGTGTCTGTCCCACCATTACTCCGAAATACAATATGGTGCACATGAAGTTCAGTATTTTTAGCTTTACACTTCTGACACTGATATCCATCACGATGTAAGATGTAAGCCCTAACGTTGTAAAAACCCTTCTTATCCCCTTTTTGATAATCTTTAACATTGGAATTGCTAATCTTGTGAATGTCAAAACTTGCAGTCTCAACTTTCCATTTACTGACAGGCAAGACAGACCCAACAAACTTTTTCTCTCTTAAATGAGAATCAATTTTTGACCTGATACTTGGAGCTAATCTGCCGTTTTCTCTCATAGAAGCACGATTTTGCCACCTTGGCGGTCGATATCTTGTTTTCCTACCTCGTCTGTTTCTTCTGTACATTTTTCTTTGTTCCATTTTTTTAGAAACGTTCTGCCTTATCTGTACATCAGACTGATATACGACTTGTCCATTGGTAATTGCAGCACAGCCAACTGTTTTACTCCCTGTGTCCATTCCTGCAACTATTGCTTGTAAATTTTCCTCGCAATCCCACAAAAGTTTGATTGTGAATGGTGTTCTTTTAACACACTTTGCCTTACCCGCCTTTAATAAATGTTTAGCTTTAGCAGGTGAGCAAGGCATCAAGGGATTCCCGTTTTTATTTATCACATACACACACATGGCTTTAACCCTCCCTGTGTATTAGGATTATGCGTATTATTGGCATTGGAGTTACCAATAAATCCGTCTTCTTCTCGCGGGGATATTTCAGAGTTTGACGATACAGACACCGTTCCTACCATCATAGAACTTTTAATCTGAATCCGAAGAGGTTCAGGCTGAAGCGGCACCCAAACGTTCCTAGTTTTCTGAATATCGTTTACAAACATTTTTAATCTCCTATTAGTCCGCTGGTAACCTTGTGGCTCTTTTCAAAGCCACGGGACTTGGCCCGTGGTAGGTTACTATTGTCCAACATTTCTTTAAGTTCTCTAATTTCTTTAATAATTATAATAAGGAAATACTAACCAAGAAAATACTAACCATAAAGCATATTTCAAAACAATACTCCTCTTTTTGCTCTTAAATAAACTTCTTCAAAATAAATCTTAATACCACAGTTTGGACACTTCCACCAAACCCCACCACCATCTTTCAAAATTTTCCTATTATATTCAACTTCTTCTTTTGTATATTCTGTAACAACATCACATTGAAAGCAATAAAAATTATACATATGTTTCCTTATTTAATTTGTTAATACCAAAATATATAAGTAATGATAAAACAAAAGTGCCAAACGCTTATGATATATTGTGAAAAATGAATACCACAAGCTGTTACTATAGTATTCTTATTCTACTCCAAAAGAAATATTTCCAGATAACTTTAATTTATACCCATTAGAAAAATGAAGTGTTGTTTTCCCATTTTCTCTACTAGCATCTACTAACTTTTTTTCTAAGAAATCACTGATTTTTGGTTGTATTGAATTAATATCCTCTTTTTTCTTTTTAGGCATTTTTATCATCCATTATAACTGTTATGTCTTTTAGAATATGATCCATTTTCTTTAACTCATTACAAACATACATTTTATTTCTCTCCTTCTTGCTAAACCCAAAAGTCTTTGTGAGAAAATAAATCAATAATATTAAAACTACATTCTCAATTGCTAAAAATATCCAGAGCATTTTTTCTCCAATCGTTTTTCTTTATTATAAAACTTTTAAAAAAGTTTGTCAATGTTTTCATAAAAATCTTCTAAAGAATAATCATTTCTTATTTCAACATCTACAGATAAGTTAGGAATATGTCTCTCACTTTCATGAACATCATCTGGTTTTATTCTTCTATTTTCAACTCTTACGAATTTAATCTTTTCACTAGAGTTTTCTATTATTTCCATTTGCTCATGAGGAAATCTCCAATCTGGTATAACTACATTTTTAATATAAGAATGTTTTTCCCGCCACTTTAGAAACTTTTTTACCCATACTGTTCGCCCAACAGTTTCTTTAAATAATGGGAACTCATTACCAATTAAATATTGAAAAGCCTCTGTTCCTATCCATTGCATTGCCTGCCTTGGACTTATGCCAAAGTAAGGGTCAACTGTTTCTTTTTTAATTGTGTCGGTGAAATCTTCATCAACCCAATCAAATACTACTTTACATACCTCTCTTATTGGATCTGCAAAAGAATACCTAACGAAGTAGTGATTTCCTTTAAGATTACTATTTACCAAACGATCCGCCAATGTATCCTTCCCACTTCCCTTAAGACCTGTTACAAGTATTATCACTTTTTAATCTCCTATTTTTCTCTAAGATATGTTCTGCTTTTCTCAAACTTCCACTTAATAATAAATCAGAATTTACTAGGATGCCTTTTATAAGATGGGCGTAAAACCCGTACCCTTTAGGGTAGTTGGTTAGTTGACACCTATTATACATTTCTCATATTCCAACTCATCAAAATATTGCTCCTTCTTCTAATCTCATATAGCCATAGTTTACATTAAATTCTATCTTCATTCCTGTTCTATCATTTCTAGATTTGTCAATATACAAATGATATTTATTCTTTTCCTTCTCTTTTGCAGTTTGCGTAATAATAGCTAACCAATCACAAGTGTCAAAAATACCTCTACTCTCTGATATATCTTTAGCAGTAATAAATGCTTTACTACCACCCCTATCACTCATACCTTCTCTGTTAATCTGTGTAGCACTTAAAATAGGAATATTAAGAGATTTACCAATATTACGAACTTCTTCTGTTGCTGTTTTATAATACTTATAAGAATTCTCTGCCGATAATTTCTTATCATTTGTAAGCATAATAAGAATATAATCAATGACTATAACATCAGGCTCCCAACCCCAATATCTTTTAAGGTCTTGAACATGAGCCATTAAATCATTAGAGCATACACTATTTGTATTATATTCTTTTATTATTAAGTCACCTTCTAAATCATTTAGTTTTTGTTTACCTTTTTCCTTAAATCCTTCTTCATTCATAAGGATTTCTTTTTTATCCATATTAACAAGATTAGCATAATATCTCATTGCTAATCTTTCTTTAGAAGTTTCAAAAGTATAGACTAAAACTTTCTTTCCTTCAAGAAAACTGTTTACAGCAAAGTTACCAAGAAAACCAGTGTTATGTGAAACTATCCCATTCGTATAGAAATGTTTTCCTTCTACCTGAAGATCATACATTTCACTCTTTTTTCCATTAAAATAAATATTTTTTATTTTATCAAAACCAGACTCTACCTTTATTTCATCTCCTACCTTTAATGAATTTACTGTTTTCCACTCTTTTCCAGCATCTTTAAACCCACCCTTTGATTCAATTTTATGAAAATCAGCAAATACACCATTAAAGCCTTTTTCTGTTTCAAGCTCCCATTCCTCATTAGGCTGAGTCTTTATTAAGCCTTCTACTTTTTTATATCCATTTTCAGTATATACCTCTAATGAAGAAGGTGCTTTGTATTTTCCTTGCCTATCAACATTAAGCTTATTAAATAACTCACCTATTGTTATCTCCTCTTCAATTATCTTAGCTTCCATCTCTACTCCTAATGCGGATTATGTATTATGCTTAATATATCATTATATTTTTCTTTTATCAACTTTTTGGTTAATACTACTACTGTAGCAAGTTTATCCAAGCTATCAAGGTATCAAGGTCAAACCGACCTCTCTAACAATATATCTTTTATTACATTGCTAGTTTTTTTAAACTTATTGGCATTATAAGATTTCTCCAGTTTCTTCATTAATTTGATACTTAACTTTTACTCTTACATCAGATTTTGAGCACTTAAATCCTCCAGGTATAGCACCAACTATATAAAGCTCACGATTATGCCATCCTCCATCTAATATAGAGTTTAGATTACTATAGCCTGTATCTACTATATCCTCATCCATTAACTTAGTAATATCGTCATAGATAGTATCAATGTCTTTAATGGAGGTTCCAAGATCTTTATCAAAGTTTATTCTAACAGCATCTTCAAACCTATGAAGTAAAGAACCATAAGCACCTTCTTCAATATCTTGTTGCCCATGAAGCCAAGCTTCGTATAAACGATTTTCTTGAACAAAGTTTTTTATTTCTTCTTCTATATATTCTTCATTATACCCATCGTCTTTTTTATACATATTCTCAACGATGATTTCCATGTAAGCTTTTGCTTCTTTATCTCCTTGATACTTTCTATCAATAAGAGATAGGATACTTCCCTTTTTAGGAGGCTTTTCATATTTTTCAAAAAATTTTGAATATATATTAAAAACTTCTTGATATTTACCATCAGAGAAGTAAGTCTTCTTTCCATCCGTTTGAAGATATGATTTTACCTTCATAAAAAAGGAAGAGTTCTGCCTACAATAATTAAGTATCATTGGTTCTAGCACTTTTGATGGCAACTTTAAGTTTTCTTCCAAATGCGCTTCCTCCCGTTTGCGTTTTGTTATATTTTACTTTTTTATATTATTTTTGTCAAGTCCTGTTTAAAACTATTAAGATCATTTCTTCTTTATTCTCTTTACCCAAAAATCACTATTAAGATTAAATACTCTACTCTTTCTAAGAACATCCATAAACTCTAAATAACCCTTCTTACTTATAGCATCCCACCTGATATCTCCATTCATCAAATAACTTATTATTTCATATTTTATATATTTTGGATTTGTTCCAAGACTTTGGTTTTTACCAGTGAGAAAAAATGGTAACGGTTTAGTTATATTCTTTTTTACTATTGGATATAGTTTATCAGCTAAGTCAAATATTTCTTTAAAAGCCCTTATTACTACAAAGTTAGAAGTGTTTTGCATTATATGAATAAACTCATGTAAAAGATATTTTACTTTATCCTTCATATCAAGCTTTTCAAATATAGACTCATTTACATAAATAGTTCTTCCCTTCGTATAAGCTACAGCATTAGGGTTTTTAAAATCTTTTTTCTTTATTTTTATATCCTTACTAATATTTTTCTTTATTTTAGGTAGGTAAGCTGGATTAAAAACTTTAAGCAATGCTTGTCCAAAAGCTTTTTCTAATTCTTCTCCCTCTTCAGTTTTTGCCTCAATCAAAAAATCGTTTAGTCTCATTTTTCTTCCTTCAAAAAAAATTTATCTGGAAGGTCTAAAAAATAATCTATTCTAAGAATAGTATAACCTTTATAAGATAACCTTCCTTTCTTTAACTTTTCAGGGAAGATAGCAAAAGGTTTTCTTCTATTAACTTTCACAATGATAAGAGGTTCTTTATTTGTTATTCTAGCTTCACCTTCTGCTTGTTCTATCCAACTGTCAATTTCATTCTCTGTTTCATCGGCAAGCAAATCCCAAAAATTAAAATCCAATCTACTTTTTATCTCAATAGAGAACTTAAACCCATTTGGTGGTATAAGGTCTCCAGATAAAGTATCTAAAACACTTTTATCCAAACCTTCGTCTTTATTTATAGTAGAAAAAGCTCCTGATTGAGGAACTCTTTTAAAGGTTCTGCTAAATCTTTTTGTGAATATTTTAGCAAACTCAAGTTCTACTCTGTTTCCTTTTTTCTTAGATGCTATTTTCGCCATTAATTCCATACTCCTGTTGTTAATGTATATCCAGTTGAAAATATAGGCATTCCATTAATATATCTCATAGTAACATTATTTGAAGTAGATGAAACAGCGCAGCCTCGTCAAGTTTTTCAACAAAAGTTTTTTCAAACTTAAGCTCTATCTGTTTATCCATCTAATAATCTTCCTTCAGTATTAATAGTCTTCCCTATTAAGTGATCTGCTTCATGTTGAAAAATTATAGCAGCATCACCACTATATTTTTTACTTATCCTTTCCATCTTACCAGTTTTCTTATTTCTTCCATAGAAGGTAGTACTGATATATTTATATCTACTCATATAATAAGTCTTTCCAGGATAAGATAAACAACCTTCTACAGTATTAATTTTTTTACCATCAGGAAACCACTTAGGGTTTATTACTATTTGAAATACTTCAGGTTTAGGAGAAAATATGAAAAATGATTTAAATATACCTACTTGTGGCGCAGCAAGACCAGCCCCACCGTTATCAACACAGTGCTTAATCATTTCTTCACTTTTTTCTATAACCCAATTAATCTCATCTTCTAATACTTCTTCTGTTGTAATATATTCAATATCATTTGAACTGATAAGTTCCACTAGTTGTCTTCCTCCAATCGTCTTTTAATCTTTTTTAAATATAGCTCTACGCCTTTTTCTACTATGTTCTTCATTGTAATACCCGTATCTTTAGATGCTTCTTTTAACACCTTATGAACTTCTCTATCTATGAGAACACTCTTTTCATCAGTCATAAATTTTTCACCTTCTTATGATTTCTATATTATTATATATGAAGTTATACTTTTTGTCAATAGGACTATATTATTCTATAGAGCGTTGAATCCTATCTAGTATAGATAATAATAGAAAAACAATAGGAGGTTTTTTTAAAATGATTAGAAGAAAACTTTATACGGATGTAATTCCGTTTCCAGCTGCGAAAACAGCTGGTGCTACTACTATCTCTAGTGATGAGCTTTATCCCTTTGAAGGAAGCGCGCCTGGAGAAATTGATCTTCAACTTACTGCTGATGATGATAGTAAAATTACTGATACTCTATCAGTAGATCTAAAAGTAAGTTATGATGCAGGAACATCCTGGCTATCTGCTGTGACTTATTCAGACCTAGATAGTGGAAGTGGTGATCCAATTTCTGCTTTTAAAAATGGTGCTCTTGCTTATGCTCCTCGTGTAAGACTTGATGGAGTATTTGATGGAACAGGTGCTCTTGCTGATGGGCACGGTATCGCCGTTCATGCTAATCTTCTTGAAGGTTCTGAATTATATCGCCATGAAGTTGATGCTGATGTTCTTACT